ACCATCCTCATCACCTCGGGCTTCGGGGTCTTGGTCAGTCCAAGCCCGGCGTCGACAACACCGGCCGCGACGTCGCTCAGGTCGCCAGCACCATCGGGACTGCTCTTCCCGGGATCGTGGGGCTATTCACCGGGCAGCAGCCCGCTGCCCCTGCCACCACGCCGCTGGTTCCGATGCAGCCCGCCGCCGAGCAGTCCGGCATGCCCGACTGGGTGGTCCCTACCGCTGTGATCGGCGGGGGGCTTGTGATCATCGGCGTGCTTGCCATGGTTGCCCGCAAGCCCAAGTCGGTTGCGGCCAACCGCCGCCGTCGTCGCAAGTCGAGCCGTTTATCCCGCAGCCGTCGTAGCGACGGCGGCCTCACGCCCAACTACCTGAGCGAAGCGGAGCGCAAGCGCATTCCGCTCAAGGCGTTCGTCTTCCCCGATCGCCGCGCCTGGCCGCTCGACAACCCGCGTCGCGCGTACGCCGCCATTCAGATGCTGCGCATCGGCCGCATCGGCTCGGCTGCGGACTTCAACAAGGTCCGCAACGCGATCCGGGCGCGCTACCCCGAGGTCTATGCCATCTACGGCAAGGGCCTCTCCTACGAGAAGAGCAAGTCCGCTCGGTCCAAAGCCAAGGCGAGCCGCGCCAAGACCGTGGCTGCCAAGCGCCGCACCAGCCGCAAGGCCGCGAACTGAGCCGTGCCTGGATACGTTGACTACTCCGCGTGGCTTCGGCGTCATGGTCGCCCCGTGACGCCTAACGCGCCGCCACGTGTGAAGGTCAGCGACAAAGATCTCCAGCAGATCGTCGACAAGGCCATCGAGAGCGGGTGGACCGTCACCTACTCGCGCGGGAACCATCTGATCTTCCGATCGCCCGACCGGTCTAAGCCCAGCATCTACACGGGCAGCACGCCGAGCGATTGGCGTTCTAACAAGAACTTCAAGTCCACGCTGAAGCGCCACGGGCTGGAGACGAACCCCATGTTTCCGAACGCCGCCAAGAAGACCAGCCGCAAGGCCGCCCCGCTCAAGGCCAAGACCGAGCTTGGCATCTATAACGCCGTGGCGGCAGTGCGCGACGCCCACAAGGCCGAGCAGCTCACCTTCTTGCCCCCGGGCGTGGTGTCGAAGCTAAAGAAGCTGCCCGCTGGGCTTTACAAGTACGGGTGGGGCGCCAAGAAGGGCGAGCAGATCGTCCCCTTCAAGAAGAGCACCACCGTTGGCGGCGCCCTGACGAGCATGCGCATCGGCAGCAAGGCATCCGGTGAGTACCATTGGCTCGTGGACAACCACGACAAGTACCCGGTGGTCATCCGAATCGTCAACGGCAGCGGCAAGACCGAGTACCGCGTCGAAGAGTACGCGGCCAAGCTCAAGCCGCACGCCATGGTCGCCGTAGAGCGCGCCAAGGCCAAGACTAGCCGCATGAAGCGCAGCGCCCACCCAAGGCGCACGTCGAGGCTCCGATGATGGTCCATCGCCGCACCAGCCGCCCCCTCAAGCGGAACGTCGGCGCGATCGTTCAGCCGGCCAAGACGAGCAAACCAACCGTCTCCTCGAAGCTCAAGGGAGCCATCGACAAGCTGGTTGACAATGTCGTCGAGCTTGGCGACACGGTCTTCGCGTCGGTCGAAAACGTGCCTGGCATCTCAGGCGCGTCCCGAGTCGGCAAGGCCAGCTTGTCGGACGACAAGTACATGCGCGCCGCGCAAATCTTGGCCCAAAGCGTCGGCGTCGGCCTTCCTGCCATCGGCATTTACAACCTGATCAAGAAGGCCAGGCGCGACCCGAAGGCGATGGTCGAGCTTCAGAGGATTGTTGAGAAGGCTGCCACTCCGCAGCTCAAGCAGAACCGCAAGACCAGCCGCGCCGCGGTACACGATCCGGCCCTTGCTCGCGAGTTCAGCCACCTCATCAACATGAGCGGCGCTCAGATCCGTGCCTGGGCCAAAGACCCGCGCAGCAAGGACGCCTCCTTCCCTCACATCCGCGCCGAGCTGCCCCTGCTCGCGCAGATGAAGGACACGCCGCCGTCTCGCTGGACGCCCAAGATGTGGGACAAGGCGATGCGGGCGGTGAACTTCGTCAAGCGCCACGAGGCGCAGATGAAGAAGCAGGGCGCCGAATACGGCACGGGCAAGTACCACGCGACGCACAAGCGGGTTGTCGCTTTGCTCAACTGGGGACGCCGCACCCCTGGCGTCAACATCGACAAGGCTGTCGGCGGCAAGCAGCTTCGGGCGAACACTCGGTGGGGCCGAGTTGCCGCTGGTGCGCTCATCGTGGCGAGGGACACGGGGCGCGTCTTGCTGACTTTGCGGAGCAAGCACGTCAACGAGCCGCATACGTGGGACCTGCCCGGCGGACGGTGCGAGGAGCAAGACGGCAGCACGCTTGATTGTGCGATTCGAGAGGCGCGCGAAGAGACGAGCTTCATGGGGCCGCTCTCGGTGATGGATGAGCCCGTCTACACGTTCCGCGAGCCTGACTTCGCCTTCGACAACTACCTGGCGTTTTCGGACAGCGAGTTCAGGTGCAAGCTCGACGCGGAGAACGACGACTACGGCTGGTTCAGCTTGGGCGAACTGCCTGAGCCGCTGCATTTCGGGGTTCGGGCGCTGCTCAACAAGGCTGGGGCCAAGATCGCGCGCCACATCGAGCGCGGTGGCCAAGTTTGATACGCCCGTGCTAAGGTGAGTCGGTCATGGCCTTGTACAGCGCATGGGATTGGGACAAGAACGCCTGGGCTGTCTTTGCGACGCCAGGCACGGTGAGCGTGGGCGACGACCCGGTTGCTCCCAAGCCCAAGCAGACAAGCCCAATCGGACTAGACCCTGACGTGGCCACCCGAGAGATGCCTCGGGATGCGAAGTTCGTCGGGCATCAGCATCTTTGTCAGGGCGAAGTCCGCCGCATGCCGGGGGTTCCTGGCATGGGAGGCGTGGACGATTCGTCGGGGACTGGTCGTGGCTGGGCAGTACCCGCGGCAGTTGGTTTCGCGGCGGGCTGGCTGATCAGCAAGCTGTTTGGAGACCGAAATGCGACGCGCTGACTTTTTCGATCCGCTCGACGACGGAACCCTATCCATGCGCCCGAACGGCCGCGTCTCCGAGGGAGACGAGGTCGAGGACTTCGACGGCGCCATGAACACGGATTTTGGCGCCTCTGTCGATCCTGATCAGATGCCGGCGGACGCGGCGGCAGACCTGATGAAGGCGATGGACAAGTACCACACTTTCCACTCCAAAGACCCCCTTCGCCTCATCAAGATCCGGCACGACCTTCCTAAGGAGCTGATCTGCGTGGGCGACTGCGTGTCGGTCATGTACCGCACGGACAAGTGGTACAAGGACGGCGAGGACGTCGACTACAAGCACGTCCACGACCCGATCGAAAACCAGGAGTACAAGCCTGGCCACGGCGTTCGGATGTACGAGCCTGCGCGCTCCGCAACTGCCGAGGTGCGTCAGCTAGCCAAGAACGAGGTCGGCGGGGTTTTGGCTCCCGACCTTGTGGTTCACCGGAGCGGCCCGCCCGTGTCCTACCCCAAGGCGATGACGATGCTCGGCAAGTGCCTGGGCTTCTTCGTGCGCCGGTACGACGACGGCGAGGTCTACGAGTGCAACCCGCGTAACACCTACCTGTTCTGCTCCCCCAAGGGCGACATGATCGCCGTCTACTCCCCCGAGGCTCAGCCTGATGGGTCCGTTGGGTTCCTCTGCGTGATGGCCGGCGGCAAGCTGCGCGTCATCAAGGATGGAATCGACGGATGATCATCGATCAGGCGTTGGGCATCCTCATGAGTGACGGGCCAGTCGGGGCATCCCTTGTTGCCCTGGCCTTGCTCTACTGGTGGACAATCAACAACCAATACAAGCGCGAGGACAAGCTCCGCGCCGAAATGAACTTTGAGATCGCCAGCCTTCGCAGAGACCTCGTCAGGGCCAACGATGCTCGCGTCGAGGATACCCAGAAGACGATCGTGACTCTGATGCAGATGCAAGAGGAGTCCCTGTCCGCTCAGAACAGGCTCAGCCGCGCCGTTGCAGACTTGGCCACGGCCGTAGCCCGACTCGAAGACAAGTGACAGTCCAAGGGGGTAAACACCATGCGCTCCAATCTTTCAAGACGAGATGCTTTGTTGAATCAGATCCGGTCTTCGTACCGCCCCGGTGCCCCGGTTCCGATGCACGTGGATGAAACCACAGCTCTTCTTGAGGCGGCCCTCGAAGCCGCACGCGTCGCCATGATGGAGCGGTTCAGCGAGCTGAACCAAGCGTGCGCCACCATCGAAAACCAGGCCGCCGCCATCTCCGCCGGCAAGACGAAGCGCGCTGGATGAAAAAGTTCAGAATCAAGCTTGACACCAAGCAGGCGAGCAGGGTAAAACCTGTGCTCGAAGACCCGGGGCACACGCCTCGCCTGCGAACAGGGTCGAGCAGGCGAAGTGCGTCCAAAATGGCCCTAGTCTACAACAAAAGCTCCAAGTCGTCCGCTCGCAAGTACGAGCGGTCCAACAACATGGAGCCCAATGTCGGCGGCGTGACGCACATGACCGTCATCAACCCCGGCAAGCCGCGCCAGAACCCGTTCCAATGGATCGAGGGGCGCGGCATGGGGCACCGGCACGTGTCGCCCGCGTACCAAGGCGTCGGCTCGGCCGCGAAGTGGCGGCAGAAGAACGCAGACAAGTTCAAGGGGGCTCGGCTCTATTCGGTCGACGAGCGGGGCACGGTGCTCGGCAAGCCGATTCACCCTGAGCGTCTTGTGGGCAACGGAGGAGATGACGGTATGGCGTACAACATCGAGGCGCTGCGTCGCGCCATGCAACAGAACGCGCGATCGGCGGGCGCTTCCGCCGCTTCCCCCGGTCGACGCAAGGCGTCCGAGAGTCGCGGCACTTACGTTCACCCGTCCAAGGCGACGACTCGCTTTGGTGCGATGGCCTACGGAAACGAGGGCCCGGCTGAAAGGGCTCGCCAGGCCGCGCTAGAGGCCGCCGATCGCTCGCCCTCCGGCCCCCGCGCCAAGACCAGCAAGCAGCGCATGGCTGCGGCTCGGGCGGCCGTCAAGTCGAGCCGTCGGTCGGCGGCACCTCTTGAGGTCGAGGAAGTGGAAGTGGAGATCAAGGAGCGCGTTCGCGCCCCTCGCACCGCCAAGCCCAAGACCAGCAAGCCGAAGGCCAAGGCCAAGGCCAAGGCGAAGACGAGCAAGCCGAAGGCGAAGGCCAAGGCGAAGACGAGCAAGCCGAAGCCGACGGTGAAGGCCAAGGCCAAGACGAGCAAGGCGAAGCCGAAGGCGAAGGCCAAGGCGAAGAAGACCTCCAGCAAGAGTAAGTCCATGGCAAAGAAGTCCAGCAAGAAGTCCAGCAAGAAGTCCAGCCGCAAGGTCGGCTTTTTCGGCCGCCGCCGCCGCGGTCAGGAAGCCTCGATCGTGAAGCTGCTCCGCAGCGGCAAGATCCCGGCGATGTCGCGCGTGACGCGCCTGTTCGGGCACGGCCCCCGCTTCCCCCTGGTGATGAGCGGAAGGTTCAAGCAGGCCCCCGCCGCCAAGAAGACCTCGGCGAAGAAGACGAGCAAGAAGGCCGTGAAGAAGAACCCGAAGTACGTGGTGATGAACCGCCGCCGCACGTCGCGGAAGCACAGCCGCAAGAGCAGCCGTCGGCACAGCCGCAAGAGCAGCCGTCGGCACAGCCGCAAGAGCAGCCGTCGCCTCCGCCGGAACGTGCTGGCGCAGCGCGTGAGCCGCGCTCCCAAGAGCGGCAAGCTGCGAGCGTCCGGCAAGCTTCACCAGGTCATCGAGTACAAGCACGGCAAGGGCGGCTACCCGGTCCTGATGTCTCCGCAGGTCCTGCCGCACGCGGCGATCCGGCGGTTCAAGTTCGGCGGCGCGGCCCAGGCCCTGCACAGCATGCCCGCTGGCGAGCGCCGCGGCTGGCTCGCCTCGCGCCTGATGGCGCCGAAGCGCAAGAAGACCTCCAAGCGTACGAGCAAGAAGGCCGTGAAGAAGAACCCGAAGTACGTCGTCATGAATCGTCGCAGCAGCCGCAAGGGCCACCGTCGGCTTCGCCGGAACGCTCTTGCCATCGCCGGCACGCCGGTGGTGAGCGGGATCCTCGTCCCGGGCGTGGGCGTGCTTTCGGGCGTCATCATCGCTCGCGTGCTCGCTGGCGCGGCGGCCTCGTCCGAGGGCGTCCGCAACCTGCTTGATCGCGGCGTGGCGGCGGATGCGGCGTGGAAGACCCGCATGGCGACCAACGCGGTCGGCATCGCGGCCACTGCGGCGGCGCTTCCGATGATCAAGGGCACCGACGAGAACGCGGCGATGTTCCGCCAGGTCGTCGGCTACTCGCTGGCCGGCATGGGCGCGTCGCTCGCGGGCATGGCCCTCGCGCGCCTTGCTCCGACGCAGCCGTGGGCGCAGTCGCTCGCCGGATTGGGCGAGTACGTCAACCAGCCGATGAGCGGCTTCGGCGAGTACGTGAATCAGCCGATGAACGGCCTCGGCACGATGTACGCTGCGGCGGGCGTGGGCGAGTACGTCAACCAGCCGATGAGCGGCCTGGGGACCGAGTACGCGACGGCGGGCATCGGCGAGTACGTGAATCAGCCGATGAGCGGCATGGGGACGTTCTACGCCGCGGCCGGCGCCGATGGCCTGATGGACGCGATGGAAGCCGCCGCTGGCTTCAACGAGGCCGCCGCCGGCATGGGCGAGGTCCTTCCGGTGGCGTATGGCGAGGGCGAGGCGGACGCGTCGCTTGAGGCCATGTACAACCGGAACCCCGTGGGCTTCGAGTCGACCGTCATCCCGACGGACATCGCTGAGCCCGTGTCCAAGACGATCCCCTACGACCGCAAGGTCAAGACCTCGATCGTCACGCCCGAGTCGCGCGGCTACGAGTCGGGTCTCTTCTCGGGGACCATCTTCTCGGGCATGAGCGGCCTCTGATCTGAAAGCGAATAGGCAGGAGAACCAGACCATGAAGTCCAATCGTCGTAACATTCGCCGCGCGCGTCGCGAGATGCGTCGGAACCCGGTGTTCGGCAAGGATCTCATCAGCGAGGTTCTCCTGCCTGTGAGCATGGGCAGCGTTGCCTACCTGGCCACCAAGTGGGCCGGTGGCCTTGTTGCCGAGAGCAAGTTTCCGGTTGTGGGTGAGAGCGAGCAGGCGGGTGTGACCACGGCGGCCGTTGCGGCCTCGCTGACGGCCCTCTGGTTCGCCGACACGTCCAAGGAGTCCCTTGTGGCGGAGTCGCTTCAAGCAATCCTGGTGGGCTCGACGATGGCGGCGGCGCTTCCGCTCCTCCAGCAGTTCACCAAGGTGGCGCAGGCCGAGGTCAACGCGTCGCTCACGACGCCGGCCCCCGTTTCGCCCCCCGCGACGAGCGGCGTTGGACAATATTACGGCCCGAGCAGTTTGGGACTTGGCATCGGGTATGATATCAGTCACTATGGTGCTCCGTACAAGGGCATGCTGGGACTTGGTAGCAACGATGAGGTCTCGGCGTTCGGTCTGGAGAGCCAGCCCGAAGCTTTCAGCACGGTGATCCCGACGGACGTCGCGGTCCCTGCCACGAACTGGCCCGAGTTCAAGAAGGTCTCGATCCCGTTCACGCAAGAGCCGCTTTGGACTGGCGGCAGTTTCTCCCGGAACCTGTTTACGACCCCGGGACTTTGAAAAGCTCTGCGACCCGATAGCTTGGCCGGCGAAAACCCTGTACCGCTACGGGGAATCGGGTCGCAGTCACTCTCCTCATGGTGAGGCTGGGTGACGATAACTAGCGGGGTGCTCGCCCAGCGGACGAGCTAACTCGGTGACGGAATAAACCTGTTTAGGCGTCTTCACCGAGGACATTGAGAGAGACACGACAATGCCGAAGATCGTTGGTACCCGAGAGCGCGTTCATCAGCCCTTCTACGATTCGCTCATCCGCGTGGATGGCAATCAGAACCTCCGCAGCCGCAACGCCGGTCTCTTCGGCGCGATGCAGGGCCGGATGCAGCTCTTCACCCGTCAGGGTGCGGATGTCTCCATCTCGAACCTGACCACCGGCGGGTTCTTCCCCTCCGACCAGACCTTCGTGACCCTCGCGGTCCGCGTCTGGACGTACTTCCGGGTCAACCTGGAAGCGCAGTACAACATCGGCGCCGCGAACGCGTCGGCGCCGCTCGCTTCGGCGGTCAACGGCACGGTCCCCGACCGCGTCCTGCGCGTCCACAAGCTGTACCACCAGGCCGAGAACCAGATCTTCTGGCAGCTCACGGCCGGTGACAAGCCCCAGCTCACCACCTTCACGGCGTACACGCCGTTCGCTGGTGGCCTGGACGGCTTCTTCGCGGACACCCGCCTGCCCCGCGCGAACAACGGCGTTCCGACGTCGTCGGCGCTCATGCGGCTGGCCCGTCCGGTCCTGATCCCGCCCCGCCAGGGCTTCCAGGTCGTCGCGATCCTGTCGCCCATCGGGCAGACGGTCGGCGCGTCGATCATCGAGCAGCTCAACGGCCTCGTGCCGGACAACGGCCCCGCCGGCTCGATCGGCCAGAACGCGCCGACGACCGACGTGGGCTACGGCGCCGGCACCGGCGTGTCGGTCCAGGGCTCGGATGACATCGAGAAGGACATCAAGTACCTCATCGACGGCATCCACTCGCGCGACGTCCTCTGAGTCGTCGGCGGCAGCCGCCTAACAGCGCTGTCAGAGAGCGCCTCCTCGGGCAACCGAGGGGGCGCTTTGCTTTTGCCGCGTTGACCTCTCGCCGCATCGCTTGTAGCGTGCGCGGCATGATTGCATCGGCCGACTTGGCCCTTCTGCTCGGGGCAATCTACGGCGATGGCTACATCACCCCGGTGCCGCGCGCGTCCACGTACCGCGTCGCCATGTGCTCCGGCGACAAGTATCCGGCGTGGAGGGCTGAGATAAAACGCCTGTTCACGGTCGTCTTCGGCAGGTTCAACGAGTGCCAGAAAAGGACCACAAAAACACCGTTCTTCGAGATTTACATCAACGTCAGAAACGTCCATGATGTGTTTGGGGTCTCCTCCAAAAGGTCTCCTGACGGTTCGATGGTTCCGCCGGCCTGGGTGAACGACTCGCCAGAGTTCCGTCGTCAGTTCCTTCGCGGACTTGTCGAGACGGATGGCTGCTTCACGGTGAGAAAAGACGCCAGATACCCAGGAAAACGCTGGGGATTGTTTGTCTTCTCGCAAAAAGACACCGTGCTGTCGACATGGGTCAAGCAGCAGATCGAATCGCAAGGCATTACTGCCACAATGCGGTTTGGGAAAAAGTCCGGCACATGGAACGTGTCGGTAAACCATCAGTCGGATGTCGTCCGCCTTGGCGAGTGGCTCGATTCCTTCAAGTGGCGTCAGTTGCTCGCAACCGGGTTCCGGCCGCCACTTCGTGAGCCGCGAAAGGTCCCCCGGCAAACAGACGCCCCTTGCGGTTTGCAACCTTCGGTGTTACGTCCTTCCCCCATGGGGGACACCGACGCCGACATGGCATGGTTCGCTGGATTGATGGATGCCGAGGGGTGCTTCCACATCCGTCGGCATACCAGCCGTCCGAACAACGTCATCGTGACCGTGACCGTGGGCCTGGTGAACCGCCCTGCGATGGATCGCGTCTCGCAGATCGTCACCGGCATCATCGGATCCACGCCGACGATGAACGTCCGCGCTCCAAAAGCGAGCGAACGGATGTCGCAGAGGGAGTTCTACTCCATTACCGTGTCTGGGAAGGACAAGGTACGCCTGCTTCTTGGAGCCCTGGCCCCCTTGCTTCGCGGCAAGCGGCTGGAGGCGTACTTGGCCCTGGAGATCGCAAACAGGTCTGCTCACGCTGCGCACTACCGAGCCACGGAAGCTGACTTCGAGATCCAACGCCTCTCCAGCCAGATCAAGAAGGGCGACTCCGAAGCAAGATCCAGGGCGGCAGAGATCGCCGGACGCCCCGCGGTGCCCCACGAGCCGTCGTCGGCTCACCGCGCGTGGCTCGCTGGAATGCTCGACGGAGATGGAAGCATCGTCATGCTCAGGGAGGCCAGGGGCAAGTCGGAGTATTTCCAGACGGCCGTCGTGTTCGGCGCCGCAGACCGCGATGCCCTCGAAGACATGCGGCTGGTCATCGGGCCCTCCATCTGCACGACTGTGACCACGCGGCCACCCGTCGGAGAGGCGCGGCCGTTCCACTCCTTCGGCATCCTCCAGGCTCATGTGCCAGATTTCCTGCGCTCCGTGCGGCCATACCTGATCGTCAAGGGCGTCGAAGCAGACCTCGCTTGCGCAAGCTACGCACCAGGCGCCGACAAGCGGGCCATCCACGGGCTCCTGCACCGCATCAAGACCGCGGACTATCTCACGGCGACCGACGCGTCGCTGCTCTTCCTTGAGATGTCTCAGGGGGCGCCCTCTTGAAGAAGAAGGCTCAGCTTGATGTTGACGTGCTGACGGCCGCCAAGAGCAGGATTTCAAGGGTATTCGACGACTTCGAGCGCATCTACGTCTCGTTTTCTGGCGGCAAGGACTCGACGGTCATGCTCGCCCTCGTGCTGGAAGAGGCGCGGGCCAGGTCGCGCAAGGTCGGCTTGCTGTTCATCGACCTGGAAGCTCAGTACACCGCCACCGTCGACTTCGTCTTGTCCTGCTACGAGAAGAACGCCGACATCGTCGATCCGTACTGGCTTGCGCTGCCCATTGGCCTGCGCAACGGGGTGAGCGTGTTCGAGCCGAAGTGGACGTGCTGGGATCCGTCTGCCAAGGACAAGTGGGTCAGGCAGCCGCCGAGTGTCGCAATCACGGACGAGGGCACCTTCCCCTGGTTCAAGCGGGGGATGGAGTTTGAAGACCTGATCGCTGATTTTGGCGAGTGGTACGCGCATGGAAAGCACACGGCGTGTTTCGTCGGCATCCGAACGGACGAGTCAATCAACCGTTTCAGAACCATCGCCTCTGATGAAAAGGAGACGCACGAGGGCCTGTGCTGGACGACGAGGCTGTCTGAGAACGCCTACAACGCGTATCCGATCTATGACTGGCACGTTGACGACATCTGGCACTACCACGCGGTCACCGGAGCCCCGTACAACAAGGTCTACGACCTGATGTTCGCCGCTGGCCTGACGCCGCACCAGATGCGCATCTGCCAGCCCTACGGCGACGACCAGCGCAAGGGCCTGTGGCTCTACCACATCATGGAGCCTGCAACTTGGGCGCGCGTCGTGGCTCGTGTCGCTGGCGTCAACGGAGGCGCGCTGTACGTGAAGGAGAAGGGAAACGTCAACGGCGTCGGGGCTGTCAGCCTGCCCGAGTCGTGCGTGTCCTACAAAGACTTCGCCATGTCACTGCTGGAGTCCCTGCCTCCTCACGCATCCGAGCACTACCGCAGCAAAATCTCTGTTTTCATCAGGTGGTACGAGGCGCGTGGGTACCCCGAAGGCATCCCTGACACGGCGCCTCCTGCGGAAGAAGCGAGCCGCAAGGCGCCCTCGTGGCGACGGGTATGCAAGACGATCTTGCGCAACGACTGGTGGTGCAAGGGCCTTGGATTCGCTCAGCACAAGTCGGGCGCCTACGACACGTACATGGACCGCATGAAGCGGAAGAGGGTGGAATGGAACATCTTGTAGCTCAGGCCCGGGAGCTGTTTGCGAAGCTCGGTGAGCTGCCGACGGCAGATCGCATCGACGCCATCAATCAGATCAGGCAGGCCCTCTCGGAGCACTCTCCTTTCGCTGCCGAGCCGGTCGATTGTGTGCTTTGGGTGCGTGGGACCGAGGTTGTGGCGAACGCGTATAATCCGAACAGCGTCGCCGCACCGGAGATGGACCTGCTTCGCCTGTCCGTGGAATCAGACGGATACACGCAGCCTGTGGTCGTGAACAAGGAGGCGACCGGCTTCGAGGTGGTCGACGGCTTCCACCGGTCGTGCGTTGGCAAAGAGAAGGGGCCGATCAAAGACAAACTGGGCGGCTACCTGCCGATTGTTCAGATTCGGTCAGACAGGGTTGGCGTGCATGACCGGATGGCATCGACCATCAGGCACAACCGCGCGCGAGGCAAGCATGGCGTCGAGCAGATGTCGAGCATCGTGGCGGAGTTGGTGAAGCGGGGGTGGGACGAGGCGAAGATCTCGAAAGAGCTGGGGATGGACCCGGACGAGGTGCTTCGTCTGAGGCAAATCACCGGCATCGCGGAGATGTTCCGAGATCGGGAGTTCTCGATGGCGTGGGCCCCGTCCGATATCCCTGCCCCGTCAGACGCATAGCTGCGCAGGGCATGTCAAGCTCGACTGTTGTACGCCTGTCTCAGCCATGCTACTGTCGCCTCCGCTGACAGCAGTGGAGCTTGTCGGCACCAATGGCGCGAGGAGCGCAGGAGGAGCAGGTTATGGAGTTGGACGAGAACACGCGTCGCTATCTGTCGCAGATGGCCAACCAGCACGAGCGCATCGAGGCTCAGCTTCAGTCGCTGGTCAAGCGGTACCGGGCGATGGCGTCCGAGCGCGAAGACGACAAGATGGAGTTGCGCAAGATGCGCGACGCCCTCAAGAAGGCCGCCGCTCGCATCCGGTACATCGAGGACATCCCTGGCAAGCGGGTGCCATACTTCATGCAGTTCGCGATCAACATCCCGGGCCCCACGTCGCCGAGCGTGACGATTGCTGGCTCGCGGTTGAGCGACGTGAAGACCATCAGCCAGGACGGTCCGTTCGTCTGCACGACGTACCTGTCGGCGTTCCTGCTGAAGACCTTCTCGATCGGCCCCTACGGCGACGAGGAGAGTGGTCGTCCTGACGATCCGGCGGCGGGCACTGAGGTGCAGACGCCTCTCTCTGGGCGCTGGCGCCCGGTGGCTTCCACCGCGGATGCGTTTCAGGGCGCTTACATCGGCGCTCGCGTCGGTGACACGGCGAACGGCGCCGCTGCGCTCGACGACGCCGCGCTGGTCAACACCTTCCGCCCCGGTACCGTCGACTTCACCTTCGAGATTGCCGACGAGGGCGTCGACCGCCTGCGCCAGAACCAGATTCCGATCCCGAGCCGGTATCTCTTCACCGAGAACGACCGTCCGCTCTACCTGCCCGTGTCGGACTTCTTCGAGCGCGGAAGCTCCATTCGGTTCAGCGCAACTCTGACGCGTGATGTTGGGTTTGCCGAGCTGAACTACGCGGCACTTCCGAACGGGTTTGCGGAGGGCAACGCGGTTCCGCCGCCGGATCCGTTCATCACTCCGGTCACCCCTCCTGACGACATCGGGCGCCAGGTTGTGGCGCTTGGTGGAACCCTCTACTTCACCATGCTCGGCTACAAGATCCTCCAGGCGCAGAGCCCGGCGGTCTGATAGACTGGAGGGTCTATGCGGCCCATCACGA